ATTGACGGGTCAAGAACGTTGATAATCCTTATGTTTGGTTGTACCTCAACATTATTTTGCCCAAAGTTTTTAGGTAGTACAATCTCACCTTTTTGCAGTATTGCTGGAAATTCATCTGGTGCTAATCCTTTATGTAATCTTGGAGCATTAGCAAAGGTTGATGCAGGCACCAAGCGCATGAATGATGCGTTTTTACCCACAATTCCACCTTCATGCATACCAAACATTGCTCCTATGCCACCAACTATAGATTTTGCCAATGGTTGTGTTACATATAGACGTAATATTATTCTAGCTATGTCTTCAAGCAATCCAGCCAATACACTACGTAAGTTTTCACCTTCGATTATGGCATTTTCAAAAGCACTCTGAAAAGCCCAGTCTAGTTCTTTGACTAGATCACCTAAACCAGAATATTGTTCTTTAATATCCTTCATAGCTTCTGCTAGTATCCTATCAGCTTCTATTTCAGAACCTAATAATTCTATAAGAATTGGACGTAAATTGTTTACACGTTCTAATTCTCTATTCATTTTAATGGTACTGTCTGTATATTGTTCTATCAAGTCCTTAGCCATCTGTACTTTAGACTGTTCTTCCATTAGCTCATATAGCTGTTTATATTTTTCATATAACATTTCAATATTATCACTCATTACTAATGCTGTATTACCAAATATGATAGCACTTTCATTAGCTTTGAGTAAACTTGTTGGAATTATCTTTAGTTCATTACCTAACATGTTGTTAGCAATTGCAAAATCAATTATTTTCTTTGTAGCCTCGTCAAATGTAGGATTCATTTTAAGCATTTCGTTATTGACATTTTGTATTTCTTTTTGTATTGGTGTTAGATCAATTGATTCACTTAGTTTCTTCAACGAAGGAGCTATAAATTTGCTAGCTACTTGTTCATAAGGAATTCCTTGCTTTACGAATTCGGCTGCTTTAGACATAATTTTATCATATTCAAGTTCAAAAGGAGTCATCGATAGGGCTTTAACTTCTTCATTGAATCGATCAATTATTCTACCAGTGGTTTCCTCATATATTTTAGCTCTGCTTAAGTTATACCAGCGTTCCAATTCTTCTTTATTCTTTATGTATTTGGCAAATTCCTTATATTCTTGGTCTAAAAGCCAAATCTGATATTCATAATTGGACATTATCAATTGATTATAGGAATTGTAAAATTGCTGGATCATTTGCTCTTGTTTCTTAAGAGCAGCTTCATCTATTTCTGGTGGTTCTTTACCTTCACCACCTGCTCCTATGTCTGGCCCACCTTTTGTTATTTCCCTTTGGTCTTCAAGTTCGTTTATTCGTTCAATATATTTTTTAATTTCAGCTTCATAAGTTGCCAATTGTTGTTGTAAACCTAACTTTTGAGCTTGCCTGCCAGCTAGACCACCACGAATACCTAATAAACCACCTAATAATACTTCTTTTTCATTAACGTAGGCCAGATTTTCTAATTCTTTTAATGTTTCTTTTCTCTTTTCATATAATGTCTGCAAATCATCTCTAAGTTGAGTTTCTGACTTAGTATAAAATGAAACTTCATTTAATATTTTACGTATAATATCATTGCTTACTTGGAATGATGTAAGCAACGAAGATAACCAACCAACCATTTTTCCTAGAGAGGCTCCTAAAGCTGCTCCACCAGCAGCTCCTACTGGCCCTCCAGCTAAACCTATTAATCCACCAATTCCAGCACCTAATATTGATCCAATATTTCCACCAATATTGGCTGTTTTTAATGATACAAAAGTTGAAATTATAGTGCCTATATGTTCCTTTATAAATTTGGCTGCTTTAGCAAAGAAATTGATGACTAAAGTTAAAGCATTACCTACTGTCTCAGCCCAAGCCTGTAGTTTTATTTTACCTTCTGCTGATTCAAAGTATTTTACTAAATCTTCAAGTTGATCTTTTAACGCTTGGAATGGCCCAGATTCCATGACCATTCTTTTAAATTCCCATAAGGACAATGTTAATCTAAATGATAAACCTTCCCAAGTATCACGTATACGTTCAGCTAAATCACCAAATCGTTTTTTCATATCTTCTATAATAACTCGTACTACTTCTTGTACACTTACTCCACGTTCTTTAAAAGCACGAGCTAAATTGCCCATATCTTTAGTAGTAAGCTGAAATGTCTCACGTAATACCTTTCTGGCATTATAACCAGCGTCTGCTAACTGATTTAACTCTTCTGAACTAACATAACCTTTAGCCACAATCTGGCCTAAAGCCATAGCAAACTGTCTAACACCAGTGCCACCAACACCACCCAATACTTTAGCTGCAGATAGAATTGCTGTCATACTTTCTACAGTGGGGTCAATACCGTAAGCCTTAAATTTAACAAATGCTTCAGTAACATCTTCTACTGGTGTTATTGTATTTCTAGCCACATCTATAATATTTTCAAATGTTTCTTTTCCTGCTCCAGTAAGAACATCTAATTTAACTGTAGCCATTTCAACACCAGAAGCCACATCTATAAAACTCTTTGCAAATTTGTATGTACCAAAAGATAATAGTAGTCCTTTAATGGAAAATAATGACTGAGATAGCTTGTTCAATGGTGCTTGTATAGTTGAAGAAGCTTTACTTATTGTTTTATTTATGTTATCAAATGTTTTAGTCCACTGCTTTTCTACTTTAGGCAGAGTTTGATTAGCAGAGCCTTCATATTTTTTAAGCAATTGTTCAGCATTTTGAACAGCCTTTTGAAGTCTGCTAACATCTGCACCTATATAAGCTATTAATGCACCAATTGATTGCTCAGCCATTATTTTCCTCCTTTCCAGCCAAAGCATATAGAATGGCTTTCATCTCATCTATGCTTTGGCTCTTGGGTGCTCTTTTATCAGAAAATAGTTTAGATAACGAAACATCTTCTATTGCTATTGGTTGATCTCCTCGTTTTCTAGCACCCATCACGTCAGCCATCATTTTCCTTGTGAAGCTAAACTGCATATCATTTATTTGGAATCCCCACGGTTCCAGCTTGTAGAAAGCTTGCCATTCTGCAAATTGTTCTGGTGTAAGTATACTGAGCAGGAAATCAGGATGTGGATAACCTAGGGCTAAAGCTAGCCTAAAGGCAAACCGCCTTCCTGCTCCGTACGTGAGTTTTTTTCTAATCTTTCTTTTTCAGTTTCAGATATCTCATTCAATTCTGATGCTTTCTGAAACAACTCATCAATAACTTCTCTATCCAAAGCACCAAGCTTTATATATTCATCGTCTTTAAAAAGTCTGTTACCCTTCTCATCACATAGAGTGTATACTAAGAATTTAAGTTTAACACCCTTCAAATTTTGGCGTATCTTGGTGTTCCCATTTTCATCTTCAACCAGTTCTATTATTTCATTGTTGTAATTATCAAAGTCCAATGCGCTCATCTTTTTCATGTATACATATGCATCCAAGGTTTCACAAAATACTTTCTTTACAACTGGTTTAGGAAGTTTTAAAAAGTCTTCTTTACTTAATACTTTCTCACTCATACACATTCCTCCTTAATTATTAGGCAGCCTGTTCAAATGTTACAGAACCACTTATCTGTATGGTTACATCACAAGTTATCTTGTCATCTGGGGGTATAGTCAAAGGTATTTCAGTTACTAGTCCTTGAAAAGTAAATCTAGAACCATGTGAAGTGCCTTTGTCAGGTAATTCTATTTGTATATAATATGGACTATCACTATCAAAGCTATCTTTTAAGGTTTTATATCCAGCACTATCAAACATTAATGTAAACGTTAATGTTCCTGGATTTTTAAATCCAGTAATAAAAGTACGATACCCACCTGTGGTATCAAGTGCTGTGGTATCAATGGTATCCTTTGACATTCCAGGGCCTGTGATATTCGTTATGTTTGCAATAGGATTAACCGTACTCCAATCACTTGGTTGAGTGGCACTCATTTTTAACTTTGTTCCAACTCCTGCTTTAATTGCCAATTCTAATCACTCCTTTTTCCTTAATTTGCAACTGCTAAGTTAACTATTCCAACTATTTGAACAGTTACATCACAGGTTATCTTGTCATCTGGAGGTATAGTCAAAGGTATTTCAGTTACTAATCCATCAAAAGTAAGTTGTGTTCCATGTCCATCTGCTGTAACTTTATCTGGTAATGTAATTCTGAATGTTTGTGGTAAATCATTATCATAAAAGTTTTTAAGAGCACTATAACCATCTGCTGTAAACATCATTGTTAAGGTTAATGTTCCAGCATTCTTAAAGCCAGTGATGAATGTTCTATAACCACCTACTGTGTCTAATGCTGTGGTGTCAATTGTGTCTTTAGTCATAGATGGGCCAGTAATGTTGGTAATATGTGCAATTGCTACATATTTCTCCAATGGTGTTAAACCAATATCAAACATGCTTTTAGTGCCTGTGCCCAATACTGTTGCTGCAACCAATGCACTTGCACTTGTATCTTCATTAATTGCAGCTACAACGTCAGCTACTGTAGATGTGGATAATGCATCATGTGCTAAAACATATGTTACTTCAATGGCATTACTTACAACACTAACTGTTATGTCTGTAGCAGTATCACTACCAGTAGCCTTAAATGTAATGCTTTCATTGTTTGCTGATTTTGCAACTAATTTAATGCCACTTGTACCATCTAGATTGTATATTTCAGTAAATGGATATATAGTAGAATCATAATATTGGAACTTAGTACCAACTCCAGCTTTTATAGCCATTATTATTCCTCCTCTCTAGATAAATTAAAAGATACTACAAACCTTGCTCTATTGTTTTCATCCCAATCTAATAGTGCTGGTTCTTGTGAACAAGCTATAGTTAGATAGGTTGTTCCATTTATAACTTCATTTCCTCTATTGTGTAATGTGCTTTTTATATTGTTTATTATTCCCCAACCAGTAGTATAATTAACATTTCTAACTCTAATCTGAATTGCAGGATATGTTATCATTGTTCCTTTTACATAATTGAAATCTGGTGGTGCTCCAGGTGTGTCAAATATGGTTACACAATTAGGAGGTGTGGTAGGCTCTCTACCCATAAATAAATCTGTACCAATAGTCATGTCTAATTCATTAACCAATATAGTGGCAATATCATAGCTTGGTGCATTCATTTAAATTTGACCTCCTCCTGTATAACCTTAATTATCTTATCTGCGTTACGCAAAATTGCAGCTTCTAAAAACTTAGCACCAGAGCCTGGTCTTTTAAAATGTGCACCAACCATTTCATGTACATACCATGCATAGTAGGCTGAAAATCCTAATACCACTGCTGGTTTCTTTAGTTTAGAAACTGCAGCACCATAAAATGCCAAAACTGCTTTATGCCTTCTATTAAATTCAGAAGCTGGTATTTTTACCTTCTTTTCACCATACTCATAATATTTATCAACGAATGTAGGACTTGCACCAACTTCTATCTTGCCTTGACTGGTTACGGTGAATACACTATTTCTTAAATTACCAGTATCTACAGGTATGACTGGAGATGTCTTTTCCATATCTTCAAGTATAATTCTTGCACCACGAACCAATCCTTTAATGGTTGGCTCTCCTTGGATTTGTTTAACTCTATTATTTAAGTTTTTAACTACTTCCTCTAATCCAGATACATGCTTAGCCATGGTTATCTCCTTATAGATAAGCTACTATAACAAATTCATCTATAGACCTAAACAGTGGAGACTTCTCAACTCGCTGTATCATGAAAGCACCATCTACCGTTCGTGGATCAACATAACCAGAGGCATCTAAAGTGAGGTTTTGTTTACTTCCTAACCATAAATAATCTCCAGTCTTAACATTGGTAGGAGTGAGTACTTGTGCTCTGCACACAATCTGTTCACCATTATCAGTCATTATTTCTTTACTTACATCGTCCCACCTACACTTAATATCTACTGGATCAGAATATGTATATCCACCATAACCATCTGGTGTTCCTCGTGCCCAGTGAACAGCTGTTTGTACACAAACATAGTTGATAAACTTGATTATAGGATTAGTCATCTGGAACAGCCCTTATATATGCTCTTCTTAGTCCTAGAGAGGCTAACTTACCTGTATAGTCAAGCATCTTTACCTGCTGACCATACAAAGTAGCATCTAAGCCAAATCCAGTTTCACCTTGAAAGGTTATACTGGTAGGCCCAGCCTCTGCCTGCTGTGGCTGTCGTTCTCTGGTGCAAGCTATAAGATGGGCGGTAAACCAGCGTTTAATCTCATCTAGCAAAGAAGAAGGCATATCAGTAAGTATGCTATCAACTAATGTTGATGCACTAGTGATATATGCTGTTATTATTTCATCAGATAAGTCTGTTTCAATTATTTGTTTTACTTGAGTTGCTGTTATCATATGCACTCACCTTCTTTGCTAGGTGGAGTGGAGTTACCACTCCACCATAGCGATCGAACCACATGGTACTTACCTAATCTGCAAGCTCAACTCGGACTATTCCACACTTACCTTCCTGATCGGCACGAATCTGTGGCACCTGTATAGTCATTACTTTATACTTCGTTACCATATT